CGCGTTCAGAGAGGAACTGGACGAGGAAGAGTGCGAGGAAGCCGGGAGAGCGGCCGTCGACGCGTGGCTCGCCGCCCTCGCCCAGGGCGCGCCGCCCGAGGGGGAGCGATGAGCGCGGAGGACATGCGCCTCTGCAAGCGCTGGCCCGACTGCAACGCCGACATCGGCGACGACGGGACGTGCCCCGTGTGCGGCGACAAGCTCGACGGCCCCGCGCCCCGGCCCTGGACCCCCGAGCGCCGCGAGCGCGTCGGGCGGGCGGCGTGGGAGGCGCGGCGCGCTTGGGCTCTCAAGCAGAGCCGGCGGGTGCTCAAGACGTGGGGCCAGCTGAGCGAAGCCCAGCGCGAGAGCCTCCGCTGCCAGGGCGAGGCCGCCGTGCGAGCGGACGAGGGGGAGCGATGAGCACCGTTCCCTGTGAGACGTGCGCGCGTGCCTTCTTCCGGTTGCAAGATGCGCTCGACAAATCGCGTTCCGTGCTCGAGGGCGAGCGGGAGAACAGCAGGCGGCTGCGACGCGAGCGCAACGATATCCGCGATCTCCTCGCGGTGGAGCGCGCGGTGAAGAAAGATGCGCGAAGAGCAGCGCGGGAGCGCGCGCGAAAGGGGAAACGATGAGCGACGATAAGCCGTGCGAGCACCAGTGGTTCACTCACGCACGGACGGGATTCACCTACTGCGCGTTCTGCGGCGAGCAGCGGGCTGGTGGGGCGCTGCGCAAGCCCTGGCCCTGCCCCGAGCCCGGCGCGTTCGACGCCGCGATCGAGGAGCTCTCCCCTGCGCTCCCGCTCACCCTCGCCGAGACCGCGCCGCCCGACGGCAATGGGCGGTACGGCAATGGGCGGTACGGCTATGAGCCATTCTACGAGTGTCACCGTTGCCACGAGGTGACCGAGCACATCGACGCGCTGGTGTGCCCATGCTGCGCCGCGTGGATGCCCCTGCCCGGGGTCCCGCACCTCGGCTCCCTGCGCCTTGCGTACGACGCCATGCTCCGTGCGCGCCGCGAGCAGGACGAGGAGGCCGCCAAGCTCGCGCATCGATGCCAGGCCCTGGAGGCGCAGCTCGCCGCGGCCCTGGCCGACGCAGCGCGCGCCAACGCCCAAGCCGGGTGCTCGGCCGAGGCGCTCAGGCACAACACGGCGTTCACCATCAAGCGCCTCGAGACCGACCTTGCCCGCGCCGAGCGCCGCCAGTCGGACGCGATGGCTGACGGCCGCCTCGGATGGGCGACGGCGGGCGCGCTGACGTTCGAGATCTCGCGCCTCGGCACCATGACGACGGAACTCCGCGAGCAGGTCGCCGAAGCCACCGAATGCTTCGACACCATCTTCGCCCGCCTTCAGGAGTGCCGCGCTGACCTTTCGGCGGCCCGCGGCGAACCTCCGCCGAAGCTCTGGGATAACACCATCGCGCAGACGACCGACCCGAAGGCGCCGGGCTACATCGTTGACTGATCAGGACACCAAATCATGAGCAAACGACAGCCCGGCCCGTGCGTAGAGTGTGGCGGCCAAGCCGACTCACAGTACGACATCGGATGGAGCCACACCGACCCGATGGCGTGCATCAATCGCCTCCGCGCCAGGGCGTACACGGCAGAGCAAGCCCTCGCCGCGACCGACGACCACGTGGACGGCATCCTTGCGAATCTCCTGGCCGAGGATGACGCGGACGCGGAGGCGGCGTGAACGACGGCGCCCCGGCAAAGGCGACCGCGCTCGACGTGGCGGCGCACCTCCTGACGCTGAAGCCGGACGTGACCTGCGCTGGCTTGACCGCCCGCGAGCAGGTGGTCGCCATCGTCGCCTCCGTCACCTGCCCCACCCTGACGCCAGGACCTTCGGCCCCAAGGTGACCGCCTTGGCTTCCGCCTGAGCCGCCGCCACCCCTGACACCCGCGCCTTCTCGGCTGCCCGTTCCTCGCGCAGGCGCGCAGCGTGCTCAAGCATCCGAGCCAACCCCAGAGCACGAGCCGCCGCCACCTCCGCGGTCACCACGCGCCGGGGGGCCTCCGCAGCAGCCTCATGCATGACGCACCGCCGCCTCAGGGTGCCGTCGTCGAGAGCAACCACGCGCGCCTGGCACTGCCCCCCGTCGGGCCTGAGGGCCTCGCACTGCGGCCTGTCGCGCTTGGGCACGCGCACGGGTCAGCCCCATCCCCCAAGCATCGACCGCCGGTGAGCGGCCACGCGGCAGCAGACCCGGTGCTCCAGGTAGAAGCGGGCCAATCGACGCTCGCTCGCGTCCGCGTCTGCCACCTGAGTCGGCGCCTTCTCGCCGCACCAGGCGCAGCTCGGAGCGGGGCAAGGGGGGGCGGCGGCGGGGGGCTTCATGCCAGGAGCATGACACATAAGCCTCGCGTGCGCACCCGCGTGTCTACGCCTGTGAGGGTGTGGGGGTCCTGACACCTCAGTTTTCCATCTGTAACCATCTCAGTTACAGTTGTCTGCCTACATCTGCCTACACTGGCACCGTGTCCATTCGTTCACTTGTGACCATTCGTTCATGCCTTGCGATGGACGGGTACGCCTTGCTCTCCGTGACAGGTGGCGACTTCGGTTGTCGGGGGCGTAGCGACGCCTTCGGGGGCTCCTCGCCACCGGGGTCACCGTGGCAGGTGGCTGCCGCGACACCGCAGACAGGTGGCTGCTTGGGCGACCGTAGCGCCATGCCAGAGCCTAAAGGCGCAGTGGCGAGGGGATGCAACACGTTCCCCTTGAGTCCAGACCCCGGAGGTGTAAACTCAGGTTTACACCCCGGGGTCTGGACTCAAGGGTAAGGCCATGCGTTCCGCGCGGGTCGCTGGCAGGCCTCGGGGGACCGCGTGACACACGGCGCGCACACCCTGACGACCGTCAAAGTGTTCGCCGGGACCATGACGCAGCGCGCAGGGGGGTACCGTGTGAACTACTGGTTACGGTTACATGTGGTACCAGGTGGGGGGCCGCCTCACTTTTCCTGACATGGGTGGGGGTAGGCGCACCCTGGGGGAAACTTTATCTCCGCGCATACGCTGCTCTCCGCGCATACGCCGCGCACATGTAGGCGTAGGCGCCCGTGGGAGCGACGCTGGCGCAGGGCGTACATGCAGGCACTGGTGCGGGCAACGTGGCGCCGTGGGCTTGGCCAGGTAGTCCCGAGGCCCGTGCGTGGTGGCGACCGGGGGCGTCGTGGCGTAGGGGTACCAGCTACAGGCTTGACCTGTAGGCTTGGAGCTCCCCTGGAGCGAAAGTGTAACAGGCGAGGCCAGGGCGTGTCAAGATGCGGACATGGCCACGGATGCGAATGTGCAGTTGAAGACCCGAGCCAGGGCGCTGGCGGCAAGCTCGGGACTGACCTTCGACGAGGCGCTGGTGCTCCTGCGGGCGCAGGTGGGCGCGGACCTTGAGGCGGAGGTCAGGGCGGCACCGGTGCGTCCGCGCATCGGGGTGAACGCGCGGTCGGGGATGCGGGTGGCGAAATGAGCTGCCCGGTGAATGGCGCCCTGCTGGCGGACGGCTTCACGCAGGCGCAGATCGACGCGGACGACGCCGCCGCGGAGGCGGAGCAGGCGGAGTACTGGCGCGGGGTCACAACCCGGGCCCAGGTCCGGCGGTTGCTGGAGGATGGCTCGCCCCTGGAGGTCACCCTGTCCGCCGCGGAGCTCGCTGCGATGGACGTCGTGCTGCCCGTCGATGGGGGCGCCCATGCCCGGTACCTGGCGTCAGGGCAGGGCGTACCGTGGTCCGCGAACTGGGTTCCCAGAGATTGACGCCAGCGAGGGGAGACTTGTGCAGCGCTCGCGTACACCTGACCATGCATCTCATCTGCACGGAGACAGCGCTGCTGGTCGAAGGCGCCAGGGTGTGGTGCTGCCCTCCCTGAACGCCGAAGGGGGCAGGCCCCTGTGAGCCCGCCCCCCACTGCCCTTGCCATGCCTTGCCGCGCCAGGCCCTGCCGAGCCGAGCCGTGCCGCGCCGGGCCCTGCCGCGCCCTGCCCTGCCGTGCCCGGCCGGGCCCTGCCGCGCCCGCAGTTACCCGCGGTTCCACACGCCGATTCCCTCGCCGCGTCGAATCGCGGTCGGAGCCTGATGCTCCGAACCGCCCTTGCCTTGCCGTGCCCTGCCGCGCCTTGCCGCGCCCAGCCTGGCCGCGCCAGGCCGTGCCGGGCCGTGCCCGCAGTCACCCGCGGTTCCAAGACGCCACCTCAGTGATGCCCTCGAATCGCGAGCCGTCCGTGGACGACCCGTGACCGGCCCCGAAGGGCCTCCGTAACCTGCCTCGCCGTGTGCAGCACCGCCGTTCCTCGGCCCTGCCGCGCCATGCCTTGCCGCGGCTCCGGCGCACCCGCTGAGATGCGCCCGAGTCGCGGCCCCTCCGAAGAGGGAACCGCCCTTGCCTTGCCAAGCCTCGCCGAGCCTCGCCGGGCCTTGCCGCGCCACGCCGTGCCCCGCCGGGCCGTGCCCGCAGTCACCCGCGGTTCCAAGACGCCACCGTAGTCGCGCCCTCGAATCGCGGTCGGAGCCTGATGCTCCGAACCGCCCTTGCCTTGCCTCGCCTCGCCTTGCCATCCATCGCCATGCATCGCCAAGGCGCACCAGGCCCGTCCGCTAAGCAGCCTTCTTCTTGGCCACTTTCTTCTCGCCGCGAAGCTCGCACGACTCGACAAGAAACCTTCCATACTTGGGGCGGTACTCCATGAGACCGCCGTACAGGGACGCGCTCTGTAGCGCTTCCGCGATGTCGGTGTCGTTCAGCTCGCAGGGGGATACCTGGAGCGTGAACTCGAGGGACCAGCCGTCAAACACGGGGCGCGTACGGAGCACGCGGGCTCCGGTGCGCGGAGGCACGCGGACCATGCGGCTATCCACGAAACGCTCGGTCGCGAAGAGACCGACCCGATCGCGGGGGCCGTCGTAGATGATCGGGAAGCGAAGGTCTCCGTCGTCGCGGAACGACATCACGCACGACTCAAAGACCTTGCCCAGTTTCTTCTTGCGGGCGCCTTCCTTGATCATGGCGTCCAGCGACTCGCCCGGCACGTAAGGGCCGATGCCCTCCGCCCAGTACAGGCCGCCGTTGAACTCGACCTCTGCCATCTCCGCGTAGTCCTCCTCACTCTTCTTGCCCTTGAACTCTTTCATCGCCTTGGCGTACTTGCTCAGAGGGTTAGCGAGCTGCCCGTTGTGCATCATGAGAGGCGAAAGCCCCTTGATCTTCACGTCGTAATACTTGTAAGCATCGTTTGCCATGGCTTGTGCTCCTGTCAGGCGGTAGGGTCAAAACGGCGTCGTCGGCTTAGCAGCGCGGTGTGTGCAACCATCGCGTCGGTCCGCTGCTTCTCGATAGAAACCTGCTGCCTCTCCTCTTCGGAGAGGTCGCTCTTCTTGATCGTGCTCTGCTTGTGGCTCGCGCGAATGAGCCCACGAAAGGCCCGCCGCCTCGTGGTCTTCGCGCGCTCCATCGTCTTCATCCCCCGCGTCCGGCGATAGTGCTGCGGAGCGCCGCGGACGGGCGCAAACTCGCAGACACCATCGCGGCGCAGGGCGTCCGCAGCCTTCTGGAAGGCCATGCGAAACTTCACGTCCAACGGGACGCCAAGCATCTTCGCGAGCGCAGGCCAGGAGACCTCCTCTGCGCGCGACATCAGCGCGTGAACCTGCTCCCAGAGCGGAGTCTCTCGCTCTTCCTCGGGCTCTTCCTCCAGGCAAGCCGCCCCGTCCGGCCGCCCCATGTCCTCGTCCGCGTTCGCCATGAGAGTGTCTCCCACGCACTCGTTCTTCTGTCCACCCAGTACATACGATCTGGAGGCCCCATCCGCACGCCTCATGGCCTTTTCTTTAACCTTTGCACGCACTTAACCGGTGCGATAAATCGACAGACCCCCCTGCGAATTCTTCCGCGCTGTCAATCCTGCGCATCTGTTCAGTCCATCGCCCCGCCAGGGCGCCCTGGGGGGGCGGTCTGTGCCAGGTGGCCCAGGGTGTGTTAGACTGTGCCCATGGCTCACTCTGGCGGAATCGTGCTACCTTGACACGCATGGCGCTAAACAACGCAGCCTCGACCCTAGATCAGGCACAAACGCTGCTGGGCGCCCAGAGCGTGGAAATCAAGCGGCTGGTGGTCAAGGTGGAACCCGCGATGGCGGCTCCGTCCAAGGTGCGCGTGCTGCTGTGGGTGGCGGCGGCGAGCGATGCTGTGGCGCTGACTACCGGGCCGTGGACGGTGGCGCTCGCGCTGATGCTGCCGGTGACACGGGGGTACCTCTCGGCCGAGGTCCGGTCGGATGCGGACTACGCGGCGGCACAGAACCCCGCCACGTCGGCGGCGTTCCTCACGCAGCTGGAACCCCTGTTTCAGCCCGAGGTACACGCCAATCCGAGCTACGTGACTCCCGATGACCCAACGGCGTTTACGGTGAGCGAGTCGGCGCGATGCTTAGGGAAGCGATGACCCTCCCCGCCCCCAGCCCCGACGACATCGTCCTCACTCGCAACCTCAACGGCACCTACACCGCGGCCCTGGGAGACATCCATGGCCTCGCCCGTGACACCGTGTCCGAGGCCCTGGGGGACCTCCACGGGCGCATCGGGCGCTGCGTCGATCGGCTCCTGGCCATCGGCGGCGAGAGCACCCGACGAGCGGCCTGACCGTCCACCGGGAACGTGTATCCCAAAGATTACGTGAACGGCAGTTCACGGTTCGTGCTACGGTCCTGCTCGTGGTGGCACCACGGGCAAGTACTCGCAAACCTAGCGCCAAGCGCGCCGCGGAGCCTCAGGCGATCCGTCCGCTGCCCTTCGTTGGGTTTGCGGATGCCATTCTTCGCCTCAAGCTGACGACGGCTCAATTCGTTTACGGACGAGTTGCCTTCGACGGCGTTGACCCGATCGACCTGCCTGAGGAGCTGCGCCCGATCGCTCTCGACCTCTTCGGGGGGGCGGAGCGCATCCCTTCGGCGGTGCGGCGCATTCTCGTCCTTCGGGCGGGTCGGGCCTCCGGGAAAACCCTACTCGCTGCGGCGTACTCGGTCTGGAGGATGGCTTACGCCGACCTCGGCCAGTGCGGCCCGGGCGACAAGCCGACGGCGTTCATTGTCTCGCCCCGCGTCAGCAAGCAGTCGCGCATTGCGTTCCGCGACGCGAAAGAATTCTGCGACCGCGCCGCGGGTGTCCTCGGCTGGACGCTCGTGGCCGCGAGCGCCGACAGCCTGGAGTACACGCGAGGCGACGGGGCGACCGTGGCCTTTGAGTCGGCGGCGAAGTCCAAGGGCGGCGATGCCATCCGAGGCTTCAGCATCATCAGCCTGATCGTCGACGAGAGCGAGTACATCGCGCCGAACGACCCGGGATCGATGGTGTCGGACGGCGAGATTATCGCCGCGGCCATCCCCCGGCTGATCAAGGGATCGTCGGCCATCCTCATCTCGACGCCCTGGCCTGCGGAGTCGACCACGTCGGTGCTGTTTGACAAGAACTTTGGAGCACCGTCGACGGCGCTCGTCGCGCGGGCGCCGACGGTGACGATGCGCGACAACGACCCGGATGTCGTGGCGATGGTCGCGGCGGAGCGAGAGCGCGACCCATCAAACGCCCTGCGCGAGTTTGACTGCATCCTCTCGGATGTCGCGGGGATGTTCTTCGAGACGAACACCATCGATCGCGCCGTTCTCGCAGGCGCCACGTTCGTTCCGACCGGGCGCCATGCGAGCGCGGGGATGGATCTAGCGTTCCGTCACGACTCTTCGGGACTCATCGTGGTCGAGCGATCACTCGGCATCGTCGCTGTCACGCGCGTGGAACTCGAGCGACCTTCGCCAGGCAGCCCGCTCGTGCCGTCGGTCGTCATCACCTTCTTCGCCAAGCGCGCCCGGGAAGTCGGCGCGAGCACCTGCGCGACCGACCAGCACTACATCGAAACGGCGATCGAGCACGGGAGCAAAGCCGGCATGACCGTGCTCCCCGCGCTCGCGTCGGGCGAGCAACGCGACAAGGCGTTTCTCTACCTGCGCGACCTACTTCGCGAGGGGCGCCTCGCGCTCCCGAACGACTCGCGGCTCATTCACCAGCTCCGCTCTGTCAGCGCTCGACCCAAGCCCGGAGGTGGGCTCGGCATCTTGCTACCGCGCACCATCGGCAACGGCCACGCGGACCTTGTTTCCGCCCTCATCCAGGCCGTGTGGCTAGACCGCCGCTTCGGTTTGATCACTACCCCTCACGACAACGTGACCCCGCTCCGAGCACGGCAGGGGATGCGCCCCGACGCGCTCTTTGCGACCGGCTCTGTCTTCTCGAGGTTCTGACCCATGGCTCATCTCCTGCTGCGCTGCGAACTGTTCGAGGGATCAACGATGCTGCGCAACGTCGCAGACGTCGAGCACTCCACGCTTTGCAACGCATTCTCCCTGGACCCTTGCTCGCACTGGTTCGATCTGCCGCGCTCCGCGCAGGACATGCGTCAGGGCGCGGCGGGCCGCCACATCAACGGGCTTGTCTTCCGCGGGCCGAAGGGTACCGCGCCGGTGGGGAAGCTCACCGTGGCCCGCGACGGGGAACGGTTCGCTGACTCCGACGGCAGCGATCCGCGCGAGTTCTTCAACCTTTCCCGGAGCTGAAGATGTTGGACATCTACGCCGCGAAGAAGCCCCCGCCTCCCAAACCATCGAAGCCCAAGTCTGCGGGTCTCGAGGAGAAGTGGAAGCCCGGGCAGAAACCAACCTGGGGTCCCGAAGGGCCCTCGTTCCCCATCAAAAAGAAGAAGCCATGACGCAAGAGCTGCAGCCGATCCGCACTCAGATCAACGACAACTCCGTGCGTCGCAAGCGCTTCGGTCTGATGCAGGCACGCATCGACACCACGCACGTGTGGACCTGGAAAGAGAAGGGCAAGATGCGCCCGTTTCTGAAGCAGGTTCAGATCTCAAACATCATCGATGCGGTGGACGATTCGGGGGAGAAAACCCTGACGATGCTCTACTGCCTGAAGTGCCAGGCACTCGCCGAGACGCTCGAGCAGCTGACCAAAGAGCACGATGTCAAGGAGATGACGCAGCTCGAGCAGCAGCACGTCTACCTCTACATCTCGAGCAAGAACGGCCCTGACGGCCAGCCCGAGGCGTTTTACTCGACCGAGGCATTAGCGACCGATGGCCTTTTCGCCTTCGATCGACCCGTTCTCTGACCACCCGCTTTCGGGCCCCGGCATGATCCGAAGCACGGGCCCGGCGGGCGGAGTTCCGTCGATCGTCGACCAGTTCGGAAAGGTCGTCCCCGTCCTCAACGACCCGGCGTTTCAACCCCCGGTCGACCCGCTAACGAACCTGGTAGGCCGAGCCGATGTCATTCAGCGCGACATCCCGAACGTCGTCGTTCAGACAGGCTGGGATGTCGGCGGCGTGCGCGCAGCCATCGGCGAACTCGTCGTCGGACTCTTCGACACACCTGGCCAGCTCGTCGACAGCATCTGCGCCGACTCGCGAGTCAAGGCGGCCATGGCCAGCCTTCACGGCTCGCTCTTCGGCCGCCCTATCACCTTCGATGTCCCCAAGCGTCTGAAGGGCTCCAGCGCCGCGCAGGAGGCCCTCGATGACTGGTGCGAGTGCTGGCCCAGGATGGCCACCGAAGCGGCCATGGCGGAACTGGACCTGTGGAGTGAGATGCTTGGATTCGGACTGGCGCCGATGGTGTGGGACACGTCGGGCGACCTCTCGATTCCGATTCTGAAACCCTGGCATCCGCGCTTCGTCTACTACCACTGGACCTATCGATGCTTCGTCGCGCTCACGCTCGACGGGCAGGTCCCGATAGCCACCGGCGATGGCACGTGGCTCATGCACGCGCCGCACGGGGAACAGCGCGGCTGGATGCGGGGCAGCATGTGGGGCGTCGCTCCCTGGTGGCTCGCGCGCAACTACGGGCTGCGAGACTGGGCCCGATGGAGCGAGCGGCACGGGTTCCCGATGCTGCTGGCGAAAACCCCGGCCGCTGGCGACCCGAATCAGATCGCCCTGTTTCAGGCATCGCTCGCGGGGCTCGGGCAGGAGTCGGTGATCCAGATCCCCCAGGGCGTCGATGCTCAGTACTCCTACGGGTTGGAGTACCTCGAGCCGAGCGATCCAGCGTGGCAGGGATTCCAGCAACTCATCGACGCCTGCGGGATGGAAATCACGCTCGCGCTCATGAGCCAGAACCTCACCACCGAGGTGAAGGAAGGCAGCTTCGCTGCCGCCCGCGTCCACGGCGACGTGAAGCAGGTTCGCGTGGAGTCGAAAGCGCGCGGATGGGAGCAGACGATCCAGCGGCAGCTCGCGCGCCCGTTCTGCCTGATGAATCACGGGGACCCCGACCTTGCGCCCGTCGCGACGTGGGACGTGAGCCCCGAAGAGGACAAGCGCGAGAAGAGCCTGACGATGATGTCGTTCGCGCAAACGCTGAACTACCTCCGCGTCGCGGGCGTGAAGCTCGTCGACCCCGCGCAGCTCGCCAAGCAGGTCGGGCTCGATCTCGGCGAGTACGAGCACGTTGACCCGCTGCAAGTCGAGGCGAAGGTCGCTCAGACCGGCAAGAACGTGAGCGAGGACGACGTGGGAACGCCCGCGTCGGATGACGACCCGGCGCCTGACGTTCCCCGCGTCGTGAAGCCAGGCAAGCAGAAGCCCAGCAAACCGAAGCCCTCCGGGCAGAAGGACGACGATGCCGACGCCGCGTAACGCCGCTCGAGCGCCCGCCCGCGCGCTCTTCCGCACCCACGCCGAGCAGGGCGAACTGCTCGCGCTCTCGCCCGAAGCAATCGGCGTCACGTTCGCGTTCGGAGCCGACGAGCCTGAGACGAACGTGACGGAGGACGGGGTCGGGATCGTCTCGATTCAGGGCCCGTTGCAGCACCACACCAGCTGGATGTGGGACTCCTACGATGCGATTCTCTCGCGCGTCGAGACAGCACTCTGTGACGACTCCGTCAAGGCGCTTGTCCTTCGCTTCGACTCGCCCGGCGGAGAAGCCGCCGGCATGACCGAGGCGCACAAGAAGATCCGCCGCCTGCGCAAGCAGTATGGAAAGCCCATCTTCGGGTACTCCGACGAGTACGCGTGCAGCGCCGCCTACGGGCTCATCTCCGCGTGTGACGAGGTCTGGCTCCCCGATACCGGGGGCGTCGGAAGCGTCGGCGTCATCGCCACGCTGCTGGACGCGACCAAGAAAAACAAGCGCGAAGGCATCAGGGTAGAGCTCGTCACGACCGGGGCTCGCAAGACGGACTCCCACCCCGACCGCGTACTCACGGATGAGATCGTAGCCGTCATCCAGTCGCGGGTGAACGCCCTGCGAGACGTGTTCTTCGGGCTCGTTTCCGAAGCCCGAGGCATCTCCGTTGAAGCCATCGACGCCCTGCAAGCTGGCGTTTTCATTGGCCCGCAGGCGGTTGAGGCCGGCCTGGCCGATGGCGTAGCACCTTTCGATCAGTTCTTGACACTCGTGACGAACTCGGCGATTACTGTGAACAACGGTTCACGTGAACCACTGGTTACAGTCGCCCCGGCCGTGGCTGCCACCTCGAAGGAAAACTCTATGAGCGCGAAGCTTCTCACCTTGACTCAGCGGCGCGACCGCGCTGCAGCCGCGTTCGGTGCGGCATCCTCCGAGGCGGACAAGAAGGTCCTCCTCTCCAAACTTGAGAGGGCCTCGCTGGCGCTCTCCAACGCCAAGGACCAGTCGAAGCCTAAGTCCAAGCTCTCCCCGAAAGCGAAGGCCAAACTCTCCCCGAAGGCTTCTGCCAAGTCTCCGATCCGCGCCGCTGCTGACAGCGAAGAGGAAGAGGAAGAGGAGGAGGACGAAGAGGAGGAGGAGGAGACTTCCGCCGCCGACGGCGACCCCCCCGACGACGACGACTCCGACCCGGACGACGACTCCGACGACGAGGACGACGAGGACGAAGACGAGGAGGAAGAGGAGGACGAGGAAGAGGAAGAGGAGGAAGAGGAGGACGAGGAAGAGGCCAAGGCCCAGGCAAAGGACTTCCTGACGGGGAAGCTCGGCCGTCGCTACGCCCCCTCGAGGCTTCTCGCCCTGGTCAAGCACGCCACGGGCGCGAAGAGCGTGCAGGCTGCATTCGGCGCTGTCGCGGCGCTGAAGACCGAGAAAGCCAGCGTGCGGAAGATGAGCGCGCGGCTTGCGAAGCTCGAAGCCTCGGCGCGCGCTGAGAAGGTCGAGACGATGCTGACGACCGCCAAGCGGGACGGGAAGATTACCCGAGCGCAGTCCGTCGACCGCGGGGGCAAGAGCCTCCACGCGAAGGGCATGAAAGATCACAAGTTCCTCTCGGGGTTCCTGGGTGGACTTCCGAAGCGCATTCGCACCGAGGAGGACGGCTCGTTCGTTCCCCGTGCGGATTCCAAGGGGGCCCCGATCGGCGCTCCCTCCGGAAGCGACCAGGAGAAGATTCTCGCCGCGGCTGGCGTGGGTCTCTCGGGCGCGGAACTCGCCGCCTTCCACGCGAAAATGACTGAGGCGATGGCCAAGGTCGCCCCCGCCAAGAGCTTCTGAGGAGACGACGATGACCGCAGCCATAATCGACATCAAGAATACCAGGCTAGGCACCGACGACTCGTACGAGCCCCTGCTGCTCGCGCTGCCCGTCGAGGCCAACACGATGATCTTCGGCGGTACCATGGTGGCGCAGGACGCCGCCGGGTTCGCTGTTCCCGCCTCGAGCAACGCGGCGTTCAAGATTCTCGGACGCTGCCAGCGGCAGATCAACAACCTCACGCTCAATATCCCCTACGGCGCGCAGGGCGCTCAGACGGTGCAGATCGAGCAGGGGTGTTTTGACTACGCGAACAGCGTCGGTGCTGACCTCATCTCGCAGGCCAACTATCTGACCTACTGCTACGCGGTAGATGACAACACCGTCTCTCTGACGGACGGCGGCGGCACTCGGCCGGTCGCCGGGGTGATCTTGAACGTGGCCTCGAACGGCCGTGTGTATGTGCTCTTGAGCGGCTCGAGCCCCTACGCGGTCAACCCGGAGATCCAGCTCATCGCCTCGCAGTACATCGCGCGCAACGTCGGCCCCGGTGCCAACGTGCCCGTGCTCGCCTCGTACACGGTGGCCGGCAACGACGGCGTCACCAACGTGCAGGGCGACGTGGTGTTCCTCTATGCGCAGACCACGAAGAGCCAGAACGGCCCGTACGTGGTCGGCGTGGTCGCCGTGGGCCTTGCGCCCCTGACGCGGCCCGACTGGTACGTAACCGGCTCGGCGTTCGCCTCGGGGCAGCTCTTCAAGCTCGGTGGCGAAGGCACTGTCTTCAAGGCGTGCGAGTTCAAGATCACGAACGCCGCTGGCGTCGTGGATACCGCCGACCCCGGCGTGTACCCCGGTCGCATCACGCAGCAGGTCTCGCTCGGCGCGGGCGCCCCCACGGGCACCGTGACCATCTCGAACGTGCCCATCCTGAGTGCGACGAAGACGCAGGTTGTGTCGGCTCGCATCACGCCGTTCACCCCTTCGCTGACGGTATCCTACAACCCGTCGCCGATGACCCAGGGCGCCATCGGCACTGGCTCGGTCGTGTTTCAGGCCCAGCTGGCGGCAGGCACCATCAACACCGCGGACGGTTCGCTCATGAACGTCACGGTCATCAACTTCTGAGCGCGTGTAGGCACAAGGACATACGATCATGTTGATCACCCCGACGAACCTGAATCTCTTCTTCACCGCCCTCGAGAACCGCTTCTGGATGGCGTACGGGGTGGCCGACGTTTGGAACCCCAAGATCGCGCAGACCCTGCCGGTAAGCTCAGAGCTATGGACCTCCGGCTGGATCGGAATGGTCGATCAGTATCGGCTCTGGGACGGCCCCCGCGTTGTTCGCGAGCCTGCGCCACAGACGTACACCGTCGTCATCCAGCCCTTCGAGCTGACCGAGTCGATCGACCAGTTCAAGCTGCAGGACGACACGTACGGCATCTACAACGCGACCATCCCCTTCATGGGCCTGCAGGCCAAGAAGCTGCCGGACTACCAGATCCGGGACCTCTTGCAGAATGCCAAGGCCCAGACCGGTGTCCGCCAGCTCGGCACCGACGGCCTTACGCACTTCAGCACCGCGCATCCGATCGACTTTTACGACGCCTCCAAGGGCACGTACTGCAACGACTTCCGCGGCGCCGCAGGCTTCGTGGTGAACACCGTCAACGTCGGTGGCGCGTTCACGACCACGGGATTCAACACCCTCTGGCAGGAGTTCGCCTCTCGCAAGTCGGAGTCGGGCGAGGCCCTTGGCATCACGCCGAACCTCGTCATGGGCCCCATGCAGCTGAAGGGCGCGATGATGACGGTTCTTCAGAGCCAGTTCTTCGGCCCCCCGCAGCTGAACGGGCTCGGTACCGGTGCCGTGGGCACGCCCAACGCGCCCTTCGTCGGCGCGTTGGATAACCCCCTGAAGGGGTGGACCGATCTGCTTCACAACGCCGATCTGAACGGCCAGCCGAACACCTGGTACATGATGTGTACCAACGGGCCGATGATGCCCTTCAACTGGCTTCAGCGCGAGGCCCCCGACTTCGTGCCGCGCATCCAGCCCGGCGATCCCGTCGTGTTCGAGCAGCACAAGATTCTGTACGGCTCGCGTGCTCGGGGGGCTCCCGCGTGGGGCCTTCCCTTCCTGTCGGCGATCAGCAACGGCGGCGTGGCCTGATTCGAGCCCCCCATGGCGTACGCATCGAGCACGGACCTGACGACGTTTGGGCTGCCTTTGACCGCGCTCGGGCAGCTCACGGCGGCCCAGATTGCTGGCGCGCTCGATGTGGCAAGCCAGACGGTCGACTCGTATCTACGCGGCAGGTACGCCCTGCCGCTGCTTGCCTGGGGATCTGAGATCACCGAGGCGACGGCCAAGATCGCCGCCTACAACCTGCTGACCATTCGCGGATACAACCCCGCGGCTGGCGCAGACATCAACATCAAGCTGCGGTTTGATGACGCTATCACGTGGCTGAACAAGGTGCAGCGCCAGGCAGCGCACCCCAACGTCACGCCGCAGAACACGCAGGCGACCTACTACGGGCAGCCGAAGGTTACCTCGCAGAGCGTCACGCAGGTCTTCACCGGCGCTACCGCCGCGAATCGAGGCTGGTGATATGAGCGCATCTCGTTACGTGCTGATCAACGGCGGGGCCGTGCTCAATACCGATGCGGTGCCGAACGTCACGCCGCCGGCGCCGAACCGAATATTTACGTTTCAGACGCCTGCGCCGGGGACGTTCAACTCGGCCACCAATGACTTCGTATGGCTCGCGGCGATCAACGGCCCGCCGACGATTCGATACTGGATTCTGGCAGCCTCGCGCTGGCTGGAGTTCACCATGCAGTTTGGGGCGACTCCGCTCGTGATGACATCGGCCGACCTCGGCTACGTCGCGACGTACGTTCCCATGAACGCTCCCTCGTTTATTCAGGTCGTGTCTCCCAACGGCTGCACGCAAATCACCGCGGGCACGGTGCTGGGTTGACATGGGCATGACGGGCGACTTCAGCGGGTTGGCGAAAGCGGCGGCCGACTTTCAGGCGCTCCCTAATAAGGTCGCCAAGATCGCAGCTGCTGCGGCGCCGAAGATCGCCAAGCTCCTTGCCAAGGAGTTCGTGGCAGGCACCGACCCTGACGGCGGTGCGTGGGCCGCGTTGGCTATATCTACGCGGGCCCGTGGGCGATCGGCTCCTCCGCTGACGGACTCCGGCGCCATGCGCGGCAGTGTAGAGGTTGTCGGCCGTGGTCTGGAGATCTACGCCACGGTCGAATCGCCCGCTGAGTTTCACCAGGGCGGCACGGGTTCGATGCCCGCTCGCCCCATCCTCCCGGACGACAGCTTGCCCGCGACATGGGACACGGCGATCACCGCCGTGGCCAAGCGGATCTTGCCGAAGGGGGCGCTCTGATGTCGGGCATCTCCGCCCTCGTCACCCTGCTTTCGATCGATGTGTGCGCATCGTTGGTCGCCGCCGGCTACGCCGCGGCCCCCAGCGTAGCCGTGGCGGGCGCCAGCAACGCCGCGCCGGTGGTGCTGACCACGGCCGCGCCGCACGGCTTTACGGGCCCGGTACACGCCAGCATCGCTGGCATCGTCGGCACCACGTCGGCCAACGGAACCTTCCTTGCCATCCCGACCACGCTATCGGCCCTGGCGCTCTACAGCGTCTCGGCCACGGGCGTGCAGGCGCCGGTCGCGGGCAACGCGTCGTACATCAGCGGCGGCACCGTGACGATCGCTCTCACCGACGGGCGGATCTTGCTCGGGCGAGAGCATGTGATGGAACAGTCTTCCGCGCCACGCATCGTGTTCATTCCGATGGCCTCGAAGTTCGGCGTTCGCACCGTGTACTCCAGGGCGAATGTCGCGGGGCAGCCATCGGCGGAGATTCTTTCGCAGTGGCAGCAGCGGTCGATAGCGACGGACTTCAAGACGTTTGAGATTCACTGCTGGGGCATCAACCCTGCGCCGGAATCCGAGACGGCCGACTTCGACTCCACCGAGGTTCTGTACGACCAAGTGATTGCGTCGACACACAAGCTCACGGTGGGCTCGTATGCGCTCGGCGCGGGCAAGTGGACCGACTCGCAGGTGAGCGCATCGCAGCTGTACCGCTCTGGCCGCGAGTTCGTGTTTTCGATTGAGATAGGAACTCCCGTGCTCGACATCCTCCTCCCGTACGCCCCGAACGGCACGGGACCCGGACCAATGACCGTCAAACTTCAACCCGCCGACGGGTCTCCGCCCGAAGTCGGGTTTCAGGGGTAAGCCATGCCAACAGGTGACATTCAGATCACGATTGCCGATGGCGGCTCCAACATCGTCGTTCCGGCGCAGAACGTCCAGGCGATCATCGGATGCTCCTCGATCGGGACCGTCGCAACCCCGCTCGCGACACGCAGCATCCCTACGCTGCTGAGCACGTTCGGCGCGGGGCCGCTCGTCGAAGCCGCGGCGCTCGTGATTCGCGCGGGTGGCACGGTCATCGCGACCAAGGCATCCAGCACCACGACAGGCTCGGCCAGCGCAGTCATCGCTGGGTCGTCTAACACCAGG